GCTAAACAGAATAATCCTGCCATCTTTGATAGTGTGTATGAGTGGTACACATCTGGCCCTCGTCAGCGTTTACAGCCGGGTGGGGCGATCATTATTGTTATGACCCGGTGGGCCAAGCGGGATCTTACCGGGCAGATCTTAAAGAAGTCCGAAGGAGACGGGGTAGATGAGTGGGAAGTGATTGAGTTCCCAGCTATCCTGCCTTCGGGTAATCCCTTATGGCCCGGGTTCTGGAAGAAGTCCGAGCTGGAATCAATCAAGGCAGAGATTCCGGTAGCTAAGTGGGAAGCCCAATACCAACAAAATCCCACTGGTAATGAAGGTGCGATTATCAAAAGGGATCAGTGGCGGATCTGGGAGGAGCCTGATGCTCCGCTTTGTGAATACATTATCCAGTCTTGGGACACGGCATTTGAAAAAAATAACCGGGCGGATTATTCGGCTTGCACAACATGGGGAATCTTTTATCACCCAAACGCTCACGGGGATATGAAGACCAACATTATCCTTTTGGACGCTTTCAAAGACCGGATGGAGTTTCCGGAGCTTAAACAAAAAGCTTTGGATATGTGGAAAGAATGGGAGCCAGATACTTTGATCGTGGAAAAACGGGCCAGTGGTGCGCCGTTAATTTACGAATTACGCAGAATGGGAATCCCAATGTCAGAGTATACACCGGGCAAAGGAAACGATAAGATAGCGCGTGTAAACTCTATTGCGGATTTATTTGCCTCTGGCGTGGTCTGGTGTCCAGAGCGGCGCTGGGCGGAGGAAGTGATGGACGAGTTAGCCTCCTTCCCCAACGGCGACCATGATGACTTAGTGGACTCAAGCAGCCAAGCATTAATGAGATTTAGGCAAGGCGGGTTTATTCAGATTGCTTCTGACGAACAAGATGAAGTCAGAAATTACCGGCGCAGAAATGCATATTACTAGGAAAAAATATGAGCATAGATAAATCAATCAGCCAGTCTCCCCTTGGTTTGGGAGCTTTAGCGGAACAGCCCGAAGGCGAGGGAGTTGAAATTGAAATTGAAAATCCCGATGCAGTAAATATTAACTTGGGCGGCATGGAAATCTCCATCATCCCCCATGCAGAAGGTGAGTTTGACCAAAACCTTGCTGAAGATATGGACGAAGGCGAGTTGCAAAATATCGCCAGTGACCTGATCGAAATGGTTGAGGCAGATATCCAATCCCGCAAAGACTGGGTTGAGATGTATGTTAAAGGCTTGGAAGTTCTGGGAATGAACTACGAAGAACGCACGGAGCCGTGGACTGGCGCTTGCGGTGTGTTCTCCACTATCCTGACTGAAGCAGCAATCCGCTTCCAATCGGAAACCATCACTGAAAGCTTCCCGGCACAAGGCCCGGTAAAGACGCAAATCATTGGTGACGATACCCCGGAAACCCAAGAAGCCGCCGAACGTGTGCGGGCAGACATGAACTACCAACTGGTGGAGGTGATGTCTGAATACCGCCCAGAGCATGAGCGGATGCTTTACAACCTTGGACTGGCAGGATCTGCGTTTAAAAAGATTTACTTTGATCCTAGTTTAAACAGGCAGACTGCCATGTTTATCCCGGCAGAAGAAATCATCATTCCCTATGGAGCTTCAAGTGTTCATTCGGCAGAGCGTGTTACGCACATCATGCGTAAAACAAAGAATGACATCCGTAAGCTTCAAGCAAGCGGCTTTTACCGCGATATTGATCTTGGAGAGCCGGACAACATCCACACTGATGTGGAAAAGAAAAAGGCTGATGGTCAAGGGTATACCCTAACTGATGATGACCGTTACCAAATCTACGAAATCCACGTTGATTATGATCTGCCGGGGTTTGAAGATAAGGACGGTATTGCTCTTCCTTATATTGTCACCATTGACAAAAGCTCCAACGAAGTTTTGGCTATCCGTCGTAACTGGGATAAAAATGCCAAAGTTAAAACCAAGCAAGACCACTTTGTCCAATATAACTACGTCCCCGGGTTTGGCGCGTATGGTCTTGGATTAATACACTTGATTGGTGGATATGCCCGTGCAGGTACATCCATTATTCGCCAATTAGTAGATGCTGGCACTTTAAGTAATCTTCCCGGCGGGATGAAGACAAAAGGGCTGCGGGTTAAAGGAGACGATACCCCAATCGGCCCGGGCGAGTTCCGTGACGTAGATATTCCTTCCGGAACCTTGCGTGACAACATCATGCCGCTGCCATATAAAGAACCAAGTCAGGTTCTGTTGGCCCTGTTAAATCAAATTACCGAAGAAGGCCGTCGCCTTGGATCTATTGCAGATATTAATATCAGCGATATGGGGGCCAATGCTCCAGTAGGTACAACGCTGGCTTTGTTGGAACGTCAACTTAAAACAATGAGCGCGGTGCAGGCCCGTGTCCATTATTCAATGAAGCAGGAATTTAAACTGCTCAAAGAAATTATTCGGGAATACACACCTAAGAGTTATCCATATACCCCCGAAGGCGGAAACAAAAAAGCCAAACAAGCTGACTATGACTTGGTGGAAATCATTCCTGTATCCGATCCCAACAGCACCACAATGGCGCAACGGATCATGCAATACCAAGCAGTTATTCAGTTATCCCAAGGCGCACCGCAGATTTATAACCTGCCACAACTGCACCGCCAGATGATTGAAGTGCTAGGTATTAAGAATGCAGATAAGCTGGTTCCGATTGACGATGACATGAAGCCCCGTGATCCTATTTCGGAGAACATGGCGTTCCTTAATGGGAAACCGACCAAAGCATTCATGTACCAAGACCATGAAGCGCATATTGCAGCGCATACGTCATTCATGACCGACCCGCTCATTGCTCAGACCATTGGACAAAATCCACAAGCCTCCCAAATTGGTGCAGCAATACAGTCTCATATTGCAGAACATCTGGGATATTTGTATAGGCAAAAAATCCAAGACCGTTTGGGCGCTACATTGCCCATGCCGGACGCAGATATTCCGCCGGAAATTGAAGTTCAGTTGTCGCAAGTCGTGGCAGAAGCTGCAAAACAGCTAAAAGACATGAACACTGCCCAGCAAGCGCAACAACAAGCGGCACAACAAGCCCAAGATCCAATTATCCAAATGCAAATGCAGGAATTGCAGCTCAAAGGACAAGAAGTTCAGATCAAAGGCAAGAAAGTGGACGCAGATATTGCTCTTAACCAGCAAAAACTGGCAATTGAAGCGCAGAAAAACGCTCCACAACAGCAAATGCAGCCTCCGCAGCCTGATCCACGGATGATTGCTGCACAGCAGCAGGCTCAATTAGCGCAACAGGCTCATCAACAGCAGTTGGAAGTTCAAGCGCACCAAGCTTTAGCACAACAAGAGGCGCTACGTCAGGCCGCAGCCCGCCAAGAAGAGGCTCACCGCCAGCAATTGCTACATAAACAGCAAGCACACCAGCAAAAATTAATTTTGGATGCTCAAAAAGCTGCTTTAAACAAAAAAAAGGACTGATAAATGGAAAATGACGCAATGAGTTTGCTTCTGAAGCACATGGAAGATGACAAAAAGAGCTTAATTTCCGCTTTGTCTGACGGTGTTGCCAAGGATTATGCTGAATATAAGCATCTTTGCGGGCAAATCATGGGCATATCCAAGGCCCAGCTTCGCGTAAATGAGATGAATACTCGCCTCCAAAACGACGAAGACGATTAAATTGGATGGGCTTTTTCTGGGGTTGCCCGCCAACTAGCAAAAACCCCATGCTTTAAAAAGGAAAATTATGTCAGAACTTCTGATAGGGCATTCGCTTGAGCAACTAGGGGACGTTTCCGTTCTCCCTGAAACTGCTGAAGAAAAAGCCCGCCAAGTGCCGGATCCGTCCACTTACCATATTCTTTGTATGCTGCCCAAAGCAGAAGAGAATATTGAGGGCAGCTCCTTAATCAAGACAGCCACAATGATGCACCACGAGGAGCTTTTATCCCCTGTGTTGTTTGTTGCAAAGCTTGGCCCGGATGCGTTTAAAGACGAAAAGCGTTTCCCCAGCGGCCCAAGTTGCAAAGTTGGCGACTTTATCCTTACCCGTCCTAATACCGGAACCCGGATGAAAATCCACGGAACTGAATGGCGGCTTATTAATGATGACTCGGTGGAAGCGGTGGTACAAGACCCCCGTGGAATCCAGCGTCCATAAGGAGGATATATGGAAAAAACTGAATTTGAATTCCCCGACGAAGTTGAAAAAAACCCCCGCGCAGGCGGACGGGTTGTTGAACCTGAGCCGGAAGTTGAAATTGTGGACGATACCCCTGAACAGGATCGTAACCGCACTCCCCTAAATGAGCCGCCTGAGCCGGTAACAGAAGATGAGTTGGCTAAATATACCGACCAAAAGCTGAAAACCCGACTGGCCCATATTAATAAGGGATACCACGAAGAACGCCGCGCCAAGGAATTGGCCCAGCGGGAACGGGAAGAAGCTGTCCGACTGGCCCAATCTATTATTGAGGAAAACCGGCAGCTACAAGGATCCCTTGCCAGTAACCAAACGGTTATGCTGGATCAAGCCAAGATGGTTATTGGCAAAGAGATTGAAGATGCCAAGCGGGAATATAAGCAAGCATATGAATCCGGAGATTCCGACGCAGTATTGGCGGCTCAGGAAAAACTAACTGAAGCCACCATCCGGGCAGATAAGGTACGAAACTTTAAACCGCCCCCTTTACAGGAGCGACAAAATGTAGTACAAACGCAACAACAGGTTCCACAGGCTCCTCCAGTGGATTCCAAAACACGCGACTGGCATGAGCAAAATTCGTGGTTTGGGACTGATCGCAAGATGACCGCTTATGCTCTGAGCGTCCATGAAGATCTAGTGGAATCTGGAATAACTCCATCAAGCGATAGATATTATCAAACGATTGATGCAGATATTCGTAAACGGTTTCCTGAAGCATTTGAAGGCGATGAAGCTAATACATCTCACCGCCGATCCAATGTGTCCCCTGCGACCCGTAGCACTGCGCCCCGAAAAGTCGTGCTTACACAATCACAGGTAAATATCGCCAAGCGGTTGGGAGTTCCTTTGGAACTGTACGCCCGTAAGGTTGCTGAAGAAATGAGGAAATAAAAATGGCTGAAACTATTCGTGATAAACGTGAAACTGAAACCCGTGCCGCTTCAACCCGCCCTGCGCGTTGGATGCCACCCCAACTTCTGCCCGATCCTAATCCGGAACCCGGGTATGCATTTCGTTGGATTCGTGTTTCCACTTTAGGAAAAGAAGATGCCACTAATGTTTCTTCCAAGTTACGCGA